AAAATTCGTCGTCTATCAAGACCGGGCATAATGATTAACTGTCCGTTTACTCTACCTTTATTCCATTTAAGAATCTCTTTAGAGGCTCCTTCCATATCATTCAAGTTTAGTTTCTTCAGCAACGTACTAGACTTCAATCTCCCTTCTCCAAGGTTAAACACCCAACTCGTAAGAGCTTGTCTTTGGTTCTCAGTTAAGTTTGTTTTAACGTTCCTAAGGACTGCATCCAAGGCCTCACTGTAATCCTCTTCTAGCCATGTCTCTGCTTGTTCTGGAGTACATCTATCTCCCAATTGTACATCCTTTGTGTGCCCCCAACCTATTGTAGGGACACCAACAGGACATAAATAAGCAACGAGTTTAAGACCCTCAAAATGTTTAATAATTTCCTTACCGGTCATTCTTCCTTCTCACGTTTCTTAAATGTAGAAAAGAGATTAATCACTTTCTCATCACGAGCTTTACCCTTACGGGGTTGATAGTAACGAGTATGTTGATCAACACTCTTAGCATATACACTATTCTCAATGGCACTTTGGATCTGTTTCTGATCCATTCCTAACTCAACTAATTTAGGAATAAGAGTTTCATCTCCAGTTTCTACATATTTATTAATAAGATTCAGTTTCTTCTGCTGTTTCATCTTATCTTGACGACCCATCTCAATCATTTGATTATCCAACTCACGTTGGGCAATGGATCTTGTACCGAGAAGACCAGCAACAATATCTGTCTTAGTTCTAGGTATATCCGCATCTCCAGCTTTACCTGTAGAGATCATCCCAGTAGGCTTACCAAAGAGTCTAGTAGTATTAAGATTATGAAACTCTTTAATACCATAACCAATAGGCCCGGAGATAATTTGATCTACAGCCTTACGTCCTTCTGCAACTCCAACATCCCCACCAAATCCAACCTTTAGCATTGTCGGTATCTGTTTAGCTGTATCATAAGAAGCAGATAAAACTGGAAGCAGTTTACTAGCATCCTCTTGTCCCATAGCTATAGCAGCCATAAGAGAGAACATAGTCTCATTAGAACGGATCGATGATCCCAAATCTATTCCAGAAAATGCCCCCTGTCCATACATAACAGCATCACGGATATCTTGGTCTGTAATCTTCAAACGATCAAGGAAACCATCATCTCCTACCATAATCTCAAGAATACCCGGCATTTGAATATCAAAATATTCCTCTGCAACCTTACGCCATCTCTCATACTCTTGTACAAACGGAAGAGAAATAACCCCACCCATTGCTGTAGCAATCATTCCATAAGAAATCAACGGCCCAAAGTGACCACGCTTGGCTTCATGTATATAAGATACTAAGTTACCTAATTGGTTAAGAGCAAAGCTACTCAAAGGTTTCATGTTGTTACCGATAACCCCAAGTTTCTCAAAGATAGGAGCAGCATTAGCTGAGTCATACACGTTCATAGACTTATCTGTAACCTGACGTGCTTTCTCCGATGCAAGTTTATTATCTAAACCTAAATCCTTGAAGTGTGTATAAGCACTGGCATAAGATATAAGACGAGACATGCTATCTGCAGCTTGTCCTACCTTACCCAAGAATACATAATCCTCAACAGCATTAAGGAACTTCTTAGGCCATCCTTCTTTACCTGTCGTTCTCTCTAAGTTAAGAGACTCACGGAACTGTGGTTCCATTACATTATACATTTGTGAAACTTCTTTTAAATGGTCCCATAAAGCTTTATTACCTGTAGACATCTGAGTAATAGCTTTACCAAAAGAATACGCCGCACGTAATCCATGCCCATCCCTAGCTAACTCCGGAATAACCATTGGAGTAGTAAGGAACTGACCTAAGATAAACACCGGTTTAGCAACCATCTTTGTAGCATAGAAAAGACGCATAGTAGTATCACCTAAATGACCTAAAGCTGTCTTCTCTTTACCAACAAATTCAGTCTTAAAGATTTTCTGTGCTATTGCATCTACCATAGAATCTACTGCATGATTTACTACTTTAGTACCTTTTTCCAGACCAAATATCTGTTTGTTTCTACCTAAAGCACTATCATACATCTGTTCAGAAGCAGCAAACCCAACTGGATCTTTAGCCTTACTATTAGGATCATTGAAGTATGGATCTAATTTAGTCTTTGTAATCAAGGCTTTCATATTCATGGTAAAGTTATTTACTTCCCCTTGAATACCTTCTTTAAAAGACCCACCTATCTCTTCTTTATTCTTAAATAACTCCGAGCCTTTATAACCCGGAAGGTTAGTACGCTGCTGGTGATGATGTCCTAACTTACCACCCCGAGTAGACATAACATCCATAAGATCTTGGATATTCTTTTTAAGGGTTGTACCACCTGTAGGATATAACTGAGCTAACTTATCTCCGATAATCTCAGCCATCTCTTGATTAGGACGTACAGCTTCTTGACCTTTCTCTAATGTTTCAGAAACAGTCAGATGCTTTAGATTCTTTCCATCAGAGATACGACGACGGAAGACTTCAGCAGCTTGTTTCGTCTTGAAATATTCTACATGAGCAACGTTACCACGATAAGCAACTTCTACATAGAACTCACCCATCCGTTTAGCTGGATACCAACCTTCACGATAGGGAAGTAGATGCTTCTTATTCAATCCTTGTTGTACTTGTGTTGCATGTTCATACATCCGTTTAAAGAGGGTAGATAACTTCATATAAATCTCTTGTTGTTTCGGTGTAAGATTCTGTCCGTTATCTTTTAGATTAGTAGAGTAATCTTTACATTCTTCAAAACCCTTCTTAAATACATCATGGACAGCAGCCATGTCCTGATTAGATGCCATCTTAACAGTCATATAAGCAGAGGCATCATCCTTGACTTTACCTAAAGTATCAAAGACTCTGACTTTACCTTGTTGTAATATATTAGCAGTACCATACCACAACTCATTAGATATTCTATCTGCTGTTTCAGCCGCATCACGAATTATTTTAACGTTCTGTTGAACTACTGGATGATCTCTATAGAAACCCTCAAGAGCTTGCATACCAAAGAAGTTACGTTTAACAATACCACGTACATTCCGTACAGTAGGATACTCTGTAGTAGTATCTGCTACCTTCCCTATAGTACCCGCTTTCTCCGATAACTTCTGGAAGAATGTCTCTGGTTTAATACGAGCCAATTCAAGAACATCACTACCAGCATAAATAACATCGTCAAACACTGTACGTACATGTTCAGGAATATTTAAGGCTTCTTTAACTATATTCTTAAACTTAGTATAAAGCGATAACTTTGGTTTAGTTCCTTGTGTATAAGAACCAATACTAGCTAGTACCTTTTGGAATTCTGCACTAGTAAAGGCCTCTGATATAAACTCATGGATATTCGTCATTCCATAATTCGTCTTATCAGGATTCTTCTGTTTGAATTCTTGGAATAGAGTATTTAATCTCTTTGCCGCAGCAGACTTACCATCAGCTAATAACGCATGTGTAGCAGCATGAATAGCCTCATGTAAGACAGTCTTTATATTACCATCTTTATGTAACTCAACTGTATGTACATTAGGATCATAAGCTCCTTTGGAGAACTTACCATCTTTCTCTATAGCTGTACCAAACTTAAATAAAGCAGAGCGTATATGCGGTATTCTATTTAAGATGGCAAGAAGTTGCTTTTGTCCTTTAGTACCAACACCTTCTTTAATGAGGGTATCAAATACATCTCCCATTGTCTTCTTACCACGAAGGAGAGTAGCAACTTCATTTCCAGTAGGAAGCTCTCTATTGGTTAAAGGTGTATCAATAATCTCAAAGGGTTCTTTAGGAAGAGTAGTATCATCTAGAGTAATAGCTTCCTTCTGAACCTTAACAGATTCATTCTGTTTAGCCCAAGATAGATCCGGCTTCTCTCCCTTTAAGATAGATTCATAGGCATCAATTTCTCTATTAAGAGCTTCACGTAGGGCATTGTATTCTTCTCCGGGAAGATTCTTATCAATACGTTGTGCTTCTTCAAGGGCATTTAATTTCTTATTAGCTTCTACCCACCGTTGTTCTACTTTCTCCATAGGTTCATTCATAGCCTCACCTATTTTAGTGAGTGCTACTTTTACAGGAGAAGTCTTTGTAGGAATATCTTCAGGCCTATAGGTTGGTGCAGCTTCTTCACGAATACCAAATATTTCATTGCGGAAATCCTCAACTCGCTGAGCAATACGCTCTTCTACTGCCTTTGGATTAGTTGTTTTACCTTCTAGATCAATCTCTAACTGAGCCTTATCTGCAAGAGCCTTATTAAAATCCTTTTCTAATTGTTGTAAATGCTCGGTGAGTTCAGGAGCAGCTTCCCCGGTTTTACCGATAGCCGTTTCAATTGATTTAATCTCACCAGTAATATTCTTAATCTTGTCTTCAAGAATCCTAGATGTATAACTGAGAATCTTTAATTCACCTTCAGAGAGTGGTTTATTCTTAGGAACAAATTCCTCACGGACACCAAAGGCATCCGGCTTAGGTGGAATGTTAGACGGCTTAGCTTTCTGAGTAGGAGAATCAATAGAACCTAATGCCCCACCGAGAATACCAGCCAATGCAGCAGACTCTCCTGTAGGAGCAAACTGCCCTTTGGTTTTATCTTGTGTAGCAATACCAGAGATAGCTTTCTTAGTAAGAAAATCTTGTAAGGCATTACTACCAGCGCCAGTAGCGGCTTTTGTCAATGCCTTTGTACCAAAAGCTCCGGGTACAGCCATACCCGCAACATTACCAGCAGTATCTATCAAAGATCCTGTTACCGCTGCATGTAAAGGTTCATTATTCTCAAGCATCTGCATACCGGTTTCTGCCGGAGAGAATGGCATAGCTAATAACTGCATTGGGAGAGTAGCAAATGTACCTGCTACTTTACCCCCAAAGGATTGCTCCGCATCAACCGGAGTCCAATAATCAGTAACAGACTTAGCTAATTCTTCACCACCACTATAGATCTTATCTGCAATATCAGTAGCTCCTAGAGCGGAGGCAGCACCACCGCCTAAGAGACTAAGACCTTTAGTAACAGTAGAGCCAGCTTGTCCTAATCCAATCTGGAAATCTTCAGCTAGTGTGGTATTGCGTTTCTTACCTACTTCTTCCCAACCATCTCCTACAGTTTCCCATCCATCGTTAGAAGATTTAGCACCAACTGGTTCCCATTCATTAGACATGTTTTAATTTCCCTTTTTACGTTTTTGTACCTTCCCATCTACTACTCTATATTCGTAGATATTAGGTTCATACTTCTCACCGGATTTTTGCACTAAACTTGCAATTGGATTAGCATCTTGCCGTATAGAATCTGCAAACGTTTGTGGAGCCGTTGCAGCCGGTGATTGTCCTACCGCTGCTTGTGCTTTTTGTACAGGTGTAGGTGCAGCGGGTTGTCCAGAAATCTGAGGAACATCCAGACCAGTTGCCCATCCTTGTGCAGATCCCATAAGTTTACGCATAGCTACTGAATCTATCATAGCCTTTGCTTGTGTTTTAAGTTCAGCAGGAGCATTAGGATTAGTAGCAGTTCTATGTGCCCATGCAAGCATCTGTGATTCATTCTCAGCTTTGTCTTGTGCTTTGCGAGCCTCGGCTATTTGTTGAGCATGAAGAGCTTTTAATTGAGCAATCTCTAAAGCACTTGCTAATTTATCATCACTAAGTTCTTTCTTTTGTGCAAACTCCGGAGTACTCTTTAAACTATCAACTAATTCTGTTCTCTTCTTTTGCATGAAAACTTTTTGTTGGGGGGAGAAAGGAACCAGTAATCCTTGATCATCTGTACTACCACCAGTAGATAATTTTTTATCTATATCTTGTATAGTAAATAGTATACCTTGTTTATTTGCTTCATTTTCCAAGGCTTGTTTTTCTGCGTTTACTTTAAAAGGTTCTAATGCTTTTGCTACATTACCCGCTACTTGTTGTGAATCTGCTTGTCCAACATAACCACGTTGATAAGCATCAAGCATCGGAGAAGAACGGCCCATTTCTGCTCGGGCCGCTTCTGTTTCTTTAATACTCTTATCCAAGGGTTGAATAGAGGTTTCACGTTGATTAGCCAGATAATTTTTAATTAACTCTTCTTGAGCCAATGCCCGTTGATTTGCAGCATTCTCACCAGCAACCCAAGCTCCTAGAGCAAACTCAGGTTTGTAACCTGTATCCATTGGAGTGAATGCCATAATTAACCTTTATTAATAAGCGATTTAATTTGACCCATTAAATCCTGATTCTGAATGTTCTTGGCTTCATCAGACATAAGATAAGCCAAAGGAGAACCATAACCTTGAGTATCATATCCAGTTTTTTGTGATAACAACTGAGATATAGCTTGAGTATTAGGAGACATATTAGCTCCGGCAAGTGGGCCTAGACTGTTCATATACTTCTGTGCTATATCAGCTTGTGCAGCAAGAACACCTGGAGCAGATGCTAACGAATTACTACGCCGACCTGCGGCTGCATCTTTAATAGCTTGTGCCCTTGCTATATTATCAACTTGAGCTTTAACCATTGGGGACGAATAAGGATTCGTAACCGTTTGTTGAAGTTGTTGTTGATAAATCGGACGTTGGCTACTAAATGGATCAGATACTTGTTGAATCTGCTGTGCTACATTACCTAATGCACTGGCTTTCTTTTTATTCTGATTACCTTCATATAAAGCAGCAACACCCTTCATTGCAAGTGGGGCACCTACATTATTAAAGATCTGAGATAAGACATTAGAAATACCACTAGCTGTACCCGCTGTACCAGTACTAGCCATAGGAGCATCACCTAAACTCGGTAAAGCATTTAACCAACTTGTATCAGCAACGGGTGCTGTTTCAGGGAGAAAATCAAAATCAGCTACATCACTATAATTTAAGTTACCTAAATTCCAAGAGTTATCTGTAGCTCCTGTATCGGAAATCGAACCGAAGTTCATATTAAAATCTGGAAAGGAATTATACCAATTACCAGAACTTTCTGTTACTGCATTATAATCATTAGAGTAATCGCCAACTGAATCATCCCAGTCAAAATCATCCCACATATCTATTTCCTTATTGGTTAATTTGGTTTACAGACAGCTTAACAGAACTAGCTGCTGGAGCAAATGCTGTGGATGCAGATGGAACTACACTGACTGTAGTGTAATCAGATGCCCACATTAATTCAAAATAATCGTTAGCTGCCATACTAACTGTAAACAAACCAGTTGGAGCTAAAATTTCATTATTACTAGATATAGTAATCTTGCGAGTAGAGTTAGCAATATCTACTCCATTCTTTCGTGCCCATACCCAGAGAGTCTTTGTACTACTATTAGTAGCACTTAATTGTAATGAGTAAGCAAAGGTATATAATCCAGATTTAGCACAAACAATTCTAGAAGTTGGAGAACCTCTAGATATCTCACTATTAATCTCAGTAGTATTAAAAGTAAAAGTTTGTGCTGTATTTGCACTTGCTATTGTCTGTGTAGTTGTATCAGAGAATACACCATAATATAAACGAGGGGATGGTGTAGGTTTAACTGCAATAACTCCGACTGTAGCACTAACAGTAACAACACCACACATAGGTAATGCTACATAAGGAGCAGTAGGTTTAACTTTAGTTAACTTACCGGCCATTGTAGGATGGAGATAAAGAACATCACCTGCAGTCCAAGATTCTCCTACAGGAGTCCCTGTTGTATCTATATCATGGATCAGACCATACCATGTTACATAGCCATGATCACCGTCTAAGATATCACTAGTAGTAATACCAACAACTAGATTCGGTTCTAATGTTGTGCCTGCTGCTACTGGAGCAATTGCCACATGACCTTCGGGAGAACCAGCAAAAGATACCGCAGTTCCATTAGGAATAGTAGAACCGGTTTGGTTGTGACAGAAGCGATAGACTTCTAGACCTATCTGATTAGTAGCATCACCATGCCCCATTGCTAAGTCTATTGTACCATATTCTGCATTCCATGTCAAGTTAGATACAGCCTCACTCTGAGGAAACGCCATATGATATCGTTGGGTACTAGTGCCACCTTGTAAACCAGCTAGATTATTATGATTCCCGGCAGCCAAGGCTGCATGCTGAGCAGCAGTGAGGTGATACATCTCACCTGCACCACCACCCTGTAGGCTTTGCATTTGGTTATGGCTACGGGAAGCAATGTCAGTTATATTAGATCCCGCAAAGTTAATTATATACCAAGGAACAGAGCCAGAAGTAGAAACGTAATTACGTAATTGTCTATACCATTCTAGCCAAGTAAAACTACCCATTTGATCATTAACCGGGGGCGGAGGTAAACCAGCCATTAAGATACTCCCTCAGTAAAATCTATTTCTATTGATTCTGCTCTAAATGGATTGTTAGTATTATGTAACACATTAAAAGCTCTTCGTCTAAAACTACCTAATCTAAACCACGTGGGATTCTCATCCGTTAATCCTATAGTTTTCCAGTTAGACCACGTTTGATAATCATCATCAGTCCATCGTAACGCTATCGAATTATTTGTACCATTCTCATAGTTATCAACAACTAATCTAACACGTGACATAAACTTGCGATTATATGTATCCATGTCATATCTATTAGTTATGATAGAAACTGTGATTATATCTCCTTGATCTGTGTAAGCAGTTGGATCTAATTTACATAAACATCCAGTAGATTTATGTAAGAGATATGCAGCCCCTTGTTGTCTATCCACCATGTGGTTATATCCAAATACATTATGTGTATTAGAACTCCACGAAGACCATTCATGCCACAACTTCTCTTCTGTATCATATACAAAGGTACGATTGAGAGTTGGCAAATTAATCAAGTAAAAGAGATGCCCCATAGATCTAAATCCAAATCCGTGGCATGCTGTTGGATTTGTTTCTGCATCTATGATTCTCTCTATAAATTCATCACTTACTTTCTTGGGTTGGAAACCTTCTACCTGCCATACAGCCCTACCACCAGACTCCGATTGAGCTACAAAGATAAATGTCTTCTCATTCTGATATATAGCATAGGGACAAGCACAACCCATTTGAATCGTAGTAGATTCATTTCTACTTAATGGAGAGCCATTAATGTTAGCAGCGTCATAGAAGAATTCAATGGAGTTACCACCAAAAACAACAACTTGGTTATTCTGCCTTGCCAAGGCTACAACAGAATCAGGGAATATTTCTGCAGATAAGAAGTTACTAGAGTCCCATGCATCAGGCGTATCCAACACGCAGTTATACACATCACTACCATAAGGAAGAAGAATATAACCATCTATAAATGTAGGTGTCGGTATATGTGGAGTTGGAAAATCATTTAGATAAGCAATTGCCGAAGCATTTACTCCACCTCCAGACGGAAATCCTACACTAGGAGAGGATGTATATCCAGTACCTTTGTTTGTGATGTTAATCTCTGTTACAATTCCACCAGAGCATACATAAGAAGCAGCAAACCCTGATCCACCACCACCTGAGACTGAACAGCTATATGTACCATCAACATACCCACTACCTGTATTTATAATAGAAACAAATCTAATACTATCATTAGTTATTGTTATAACAGAACCATTTGATTTAATTATTTTACCAATTGTACCATCACATATAAAGAGATAATCTCCTATAGTAGATGAGTTTGCAACAATCATCCCAACCGGACCAGTTGATGTCGATAAGGTAGTGGCCGCTGTAGGTGGCGTACCATCTTCATATACAGTATTACCGATTATCACATAGAACTTACTACGAAACCATGCAACGCCTCGGCCTTCTCCAGCAGCAAACATTTTGTATAGAGATAAACCCGGTCGCTTATTTAAAAATATCTTCGTACTTTCAATGGCTTCTACTTTACGAGTCTCTGGAAATATATTAATAAATCGTTGGTCTTTTGTTCCAGAGGAATCTCTATTAGTAAAGGATCCTATTAAAGGTAAACGTATATTCTGAGGTTGCCCCCTACGCTGTGCTTTCTGTTGTGATGTCATATAAGTATCCTTTATTCATTTCCAAGAGAACCGCCATAACTATTATCACCAGAACTGTAACCACCACCGTAGTCACTACCACCATAATCATTTCCAAAAGTACCATTCATAGCGCCCTGGAACCGACCTAAGGATGTTCCATAACCTATACCTTTTGTACTACCGAGGCCAAAGCCACCTGATATTCCAGATCCTAAATCACCAGTACCATACCCCGGGGTTGTAGAACCACCTCCACCACTTTTACCACCCAGACCATCTGATGCAAAAGAATGTCCCATGACACCTTGTAATCCACCTAAAGAAGAATCAATACCCCCACCAATACCCTGTGTACCAAAGAATCCACCTTCATATCCGGGAGCAGGTTTTTCCATACCAAATAACTCTGTTAGTCCTTGTTTCATATTAAGACCAAACATATTAGCTAAACCAATGACAGGAGCTAATTGAGGGAAGGCTAATGTTATACCCGCTTTAATTACTGAGTTAGCAACCTTATTGGATGGATCACCTTTTCCTAATAAGGCTGAGGTAATACCAGAAACTAATCCACCAATGGGGCCGGGTGCGCCTAATTTACCAGCACCCATTCCCATCACGTTACCTAATATACCAGCCATAAGACTGTTTAAACCTAAGCCTTCTGTCGGACCGGAGTATTCCGTTGGCCCTACACCAGAAGCACTGCTACTACTCTTTTCGTTTCTATAGTTATATAAATCAGATAGAGCAGCTTTCTGTAAAGAACTGGCAGGTCTATATGTAGGATTTCTTACTTGTGGTTGTGTCTGTGGAGTTAATGTTTGTGTTGGTGCTTGTTGTTGTGCTTGCATTCGCTCATAGAGACCGGGATTTTGCATCCGTTCTCTAATTTGCTCACGCTGATTCCTAATAGTATTAACACGTTCTCTTAGAATCTCGTCATTAACCAGTCCAATTAGATCGTCCATTAATAACCCCTACGTTCGACACCAAAGAAGACTGAGCCTTCCTCTGTACCAAAGGAAAGAGCAGCAGCTTTAACTTCACCAGCTTCTCTATTTAAGAATTGACGTTGTTCTAAGGGTAATCCATATTCAGGTGCTAATCTAGCAGCAAGACCATACTTCAAAGCTTCTAACCACTCTTGAGGAAAATCAGGATTATTACCCGAAGTTAAGAAATCTTCAAAAGGTCTTTGATATACAATATAAACTTTGTTATTGCTAGCAGAAGTAGTATCAGGAGTAGGGAACACATATAAATCACCATAATCCAGCATCGGTTGATAATGAATCTGAATAGGATTGCCAGATGTAGTTTTATTACCTAGAATATTATATTCCTGTTTAGTAAGAATACGCATTGGTATGTCTACACTACTTGTATTATCTCTGTTCCAAGCTTGTATTACTTTAAGAGGCTTCGGTATATTAACAGACTTTCCTGTACCAATTTGATATTTATTTGTACCCGCTACTAAAGTAATAGCATATTCTGTTATTCCCCATTGAGGCATTCCATCAGCTTCCCAAGCTTTAACTAATATATTAAGAGCCTCGGCCGCCTCGGAGATTTGATCAGTAGTCGGAGTCTCTCCTTGAGCGACAGCGCCAATCATTCTAAGAGATCCAGTAATTAATTGATCTCGTGTTATATTATACGATGCGCTCCCGCTAGTAGTCATCTTATATGTTCCTTTATAAAAAGAAAGAAAGCTGTTAATCCACCAACAATACTAGTAACCCATTTAATAAAAGTAATAACACCCTTTGCTTGATTCCAAATGTCAACTAAAGTAGCTACTTGTTCTTTAAGTTCTTTTATATCATTCTTCAGATCCTCATACCGTCGTATTTCATCTATAGTATGATCCTCTAATTGTTTTGTATATTCATTTTGATTTTCCATCTTATCTCCTTATAAAGCTTTCCAAGGAGAAACACAGAATACAGAACCCTTGAAGCGATCTTGCGGAGGATCTTCTGATGTTACCTTGTTATGAGCTAACTTAATTTTCCATCCAATATCAATTAAAATACAATGTGTAGGCTTAAACCACCATGGAAACAAGCAGTACAGTCGATAGATCTTACGTCGGGTGTGCTTATTATCTCCCATGAGGAATTGCCACCCTGTGATAGCATTGTCAGAGTCGGTTATCACATCCTTCCCTGCCAGTTTGGTGATGAAGTATTCAGTTATATCAACTCCTGTGATATACCGGGAAAAGTAGTTTGCCGGATTCCGTACACCATTCCACAACCACATAGACTTAAAGGTCTTGCAGTCACCCGTTTCATTGTTCCACCAACCCCGCTTATCACCCCACATGCCGTCATAGATGTTGTCCCACCACTTCGCCCACCGGGGCAGGGTGACTAGGCGGTGGAAGCCTTGAGCGGCAAAACGAGGATCAGTGAAAGTCTTGTCCGTCTCTGGATGCTCTGTCCGGAAGGGCAGAGCGATTGCAGTCATGACAGGGGAGAGCAGGGTCACAGGCAATCCGATAAGGAAAGTGGTGATCGACTTGAATAGCCATATCAAGATGTGTTTTAGCATGATCTATAACGCCTCCATATGGGCATAAATCCGGCAATCACAGAGACGCCGCCAGCGTGAAAAGATCATGGCGTTCCTGATCGGTCTTTCCAAGCGTACCACACATCCGTATTACTTCCTGGTGATCTTCCTCGAATACCGTGGCAAATTCCCACCAGTCTTTCAAGTCCTGTCCTCCATGAAGTATGGCTGTCTCCACCTCATCACGCCATCCCGCACGAGTGAGCGCCTGTCTGATCTGGCGTGGAGATACATTTATCTGTGGCATCAGGATTGGATCAGCGGGTTCCGGTACATTGCCATCTGCAAGCCACGCGAGATACTGTTGATAGTCAGTATTCCCTTCGTCAGCAGGAATCCAAGCAAAGTCAGTGGTGCGGAGGATTGAGTCGTCGTATGTAAGTTTGTACATGAGTTATCCTTAGAGTTCTGCTGTTAGAGAATAGACCCTACCACTTACAATGGCATCTCCAGTAGCCACCGATGAGCTAGTTAGTACTGCATATCCATTGCTACCTGCACTACACGAAGGTGTACTATTTGTGACGGTGCCTGCACTTACTAATGCCACAGAGGGTGTTGCTTGCATTACCTCATAGTGGACGCTCTGTTGTAGAACATAGCCTGCCACCGCCGCATAATGACGTTGGTATTGAGTAAGTAGGGCGTAGTACCTCTTACACAGGCTCAACTCCAGCCCAATTGGACGCTGCTCGAAAGGTGTGGCGATACTACCTTCTTCAAGTTGAGCTTTGCCTAAAGTGCCTGTGTTGAATTCGACACTGATAACAGTTCCGGCAGTCTGCCCGGTAATTAGAATCGGACTCGCTGCGTAGTCTCCTGACGGAATGGCGGAATTCAAACCAACACGTGCTTGAGCAGTTCCTTGCCAACTCAACACGTAGCTACCTCCAACAACATTCTTATCCTCGACCACTTGAATAAGCGACTTGCCAGACGCAATCGTTATCTGAGTAGATGATGGAAGTTGAGTGAAGGAGTAGTTTCCACCAGAAGCCCCTGCTTTGAATCTATCATGTCCGTATGCACCAGCGGCCAATACAGCAGCGGAAACATAGGCGCGCTGATTGATGCGGAAATCGGCGTTGTAGAGGATGTTGCGGAAAGGCTTCAATTGCCCAGAGTTATCAGAACCAAATCGCATTACATCAGCACCTCCAACTTGCAAGGCACCACTACTTCCAGATACGTTGTAATTCTGTGGAGAAGTTACCGTACCTGTAAAAGTAGGAGAAGCAATCGGTGCTTTTTCCGTATCTAATTCATTAATAGCGGCTTGTACATTAGTGGCTGATATATTACCAGCCGGTGTATTTCCTACCTGAGATGCCGGAAAACCAGCCTCAAGTTTATCAGTATTTAAATTAGTAAAATTCGTATCGGCTTCTTGCCAAGTTAAGGGAAAACCTTTCCCCGTTCTAGTAACTATTGTGGTCATCTGTTATCTCCATCTATATATCCTTCTAATGTATATTTAATATCCCAATAAAAATAATAATTAATATCATTAAAAACTAACGTAGGGATTGGACGTGTATCAGATACAGTTATCTTATCTTGTCTTGCTCGTACAAAATCTTGTGGGTGTCTCTCTTCAAAATCATTATTACAAACAAGGAAGCCATCCCACCGCTTCCTTGCTTGACTCATCTTAATCTTACGAGAACATACATCACAAGTAATATTATGATCTCCAGATATATAGTAATTCATTTTTACCTTTCTCCAATCTGGAGTTTACGAAGATTGGGTGCAGAGGGGAACGGGTTATTGAGCGAGGGGATTGAAATTAAACCAGTCTTGCCCCCCATCCTAGTATAAACCGCTGCTGGTCTCCTGCTGTGTATGGTTGCGGGCCGGACGCGCTTATTGCATAAAGTTTTTTGTCAAATGACGGCCTGTCATGAACAGACCCTCCTGATCCTGCATACATCCCGCCGCGATCTGGTGTTTCTGAAATCTGCTCGGCCCATGCAATCACTTTGCTACCAGATGCTATTAGCCTCCGAACATCAGCCGAATAATATGTAATATCATTATTGTTTAACGATGGAATGGTTATATTATTTTGTCCTATTGACGCAGTTGAAAACACGTCTTGTGTCATAACAAGACAACTCATTTCCCTACCTATTGGTAGCATTGCTGAATATTCGATATTACAAACGCCATCAGCAGACCATAGTATTGCGCTATCACACATCACAGGGAATTTTCTTGATGGCGCTAAAATCCATCGTCTTGTACGTGTAGCAACCGGAGTGCTAAAATCTGCTTTATGGGCCAGCGTAGAAACATGGTCGCAGCGAACAATTTTTCCCGATGCCCATGTGCCAGCAGCAAGCGCAGTCTGATCAACAGTATTTACATACCACGCTAGCGCCGTTGTAACCTCTTTAGAGGCAGTTCCATCGCCGTGCACATTGCCTAAAAACTGATAATCAGTTGATCCAACTGGTGCCCAACTAGTAACAGAATCAAACGCGCTCCAGCCTAGTGTGTTGTGATATACCCACTCAACGGGGACGGCATAAACATTAGTCGCACCAAGTGTTTCTCCATTACATCCGGCAAACCCTTCAACATAGGCGCGTGACTGGCTAGAAACAGCAGGATGAGTTCCGGTTGCTTCAACTTTGATTACATGTGCTCCGGAGGCCAAGTCTGATGCCAGACAGATGATATCGCTGCTTGTAGCTCCGTAGCCACATGAATAATAGCGCTTTCCTATGTCAGACTCACGACACAATCCTCCAGCGTAATCAGAAGCTGTAAAAATTGGCAATTTATTTGCACGTGTCCAATCACCATCAATTGAGACAATCGCAAACCCGCCAACAGGCGTTAGATACGTCCGAACCGCTACCGCCGTGCCTGTCACTGTCCCGGATATTGATTCGCCAGCCGTTGCTGAATACGCCGCGCCGGTCGCTTGGAAAGCCCCTGTATCAACGCCCGTAGGAGAAACCGTCCACGTCCCTGACTTGGTTAGCGATCCGTGCCAAGTGTGCAGGCCGGCGCGAAACAGACCTAAATCAGTCATAGTTTCCGAAGTGTTCGCCCTGATCCGTTTTCCAAAAAACGCGCCGACATACACCCCTGACACGTCAGTCGGGATGTAACATTCCCGCTGATCAGAAACCAAGCTAGTCGCAAGCGTAATTGGGCTTTTGAACATATAGACCGTGCTTGACGCGGATTGGATAGGCGTGATGTTTTTCGTAACCGCCTCACCAAGTATTTCAATCACCCCGGTGATAGGATCAGTTTCTGAGGTCACGATGTTCCCTGTAGAAACTCCATTTCCTATAGAGACAGTCATTATCGTAATCCTTGTAGTATAGTAACAGTCGTAGTGCCAGTTCCGGCTGTGTTATTAATACGGACAGCCCTAATAGGGAAGGCATAATTACCATCAAAGTTTGCACTCTTGCCGGTAATTGTAGAATTCTTAAATGCTGTAGGTGTGATAGACGTGTTATATACATCATCAAATGTATGTTCAATATCGTAGGTAACAGTGCCAGTAACAACACATCCCATACCTACATTAAAGGGGGATTGTTTATAATCCAACGGAATCCATGCACTCTGTCCTGTACCAGTTAGCGAAATTACTTGTGGGCGCATTTTAAATCTTTCATAAAAATATAGGGAGAGAGATTCAATTAAGTATCTACTCCCCCTATGGGTTAGTCGTAACCTTACTAGGTTACTCCTGTGTTACAGACTCAATCCTTGCGGAGGAATCATATATTCAACTTTAACAATAACTGCCGTAGTTAGCGTTGCACTTGCTTTCAGATAGACCAACTTATCTGCAGTCAATTGAACACCAACACCTGCACCTGTTTGCGCTCCGGGGGTAGAGTACCCAGTGGAGTTAGGAGCAAAAGCGTTAATGAGTTCAACACCACCATTGGTGTATCCAACATTAATCGTTTGCGTAGTGTTTGCACCATTCACCATAGTATAAACACCAATCGGAACTGCATACTTGGGCAAGCCAAACGCAGCGAATCCGGTAGAGCCATCAGCGACTTCGAGAATACCTACTTTAGTATAAGTCTCTCGTGCAGTCGGAGAAATGGTCGTGACCCTTTGGGGGCCAACAATACCAACAGCCATATTTAAATCTCCTTATTTTGTAGAACTAATTTAGCACTGTAATCTTTACGACCAACATGCTTCAGATGAATATTGGTATCTATATAAGTTTTATAACCTATACTATAAAGATCTTTAAAGAAGTTAATATCCTCTCCAAAGTACTCTCCATTTTTAGCACCAATCTGAAACACATCTTTTATTTCAGTGCCTTCCTTAGTAAAGTAGGATTCTTTTGTCTTAACAAGATCTTCCAGAAGTGATCGATGGATACAAGAAAATCCTAATCCCAATCCCTTAGATTCCAACAAGCCATGTTCATTAAACGTGTACTTATCATCAATTAGAGTAATATAGAACTTCGGAATGTCTGTTCGTGTAGGATACGTAGCTGCCGTGTTTTTATTCAAAGTAGCATAAGCAAATACTCGTAAGAAGTCATCAGGAGAGAAGATAATATCATCATCTATCCAGAAGATATATTCAAAGTCAGATGCGAGAAACTTCTGTAACAGTATATTTCTCACACAGGTTACTAACCCATTTCCACGTTCCGCCATGATCACAGAGGTTACTCCATGATGTGCAAGCATACTAGTTGTGTCCGACAAAGCTACAGCAGTCTCAATCGGAACTGAACCACTATAACACGGTATTGCTATACAAACAGATGTATTACTAATATCAATCAAACACTCTTCTTGTGTCATATAATCCTCTTAGAAAACTCCCACGTACCTAGTGGCAGAGGTGGGAGCCGTATTTACTTATTAAGCCCCAGGAGATCCGTATATGGCGCGAGGATCACTCCAACCAAATGAGTAACGAGCGGTAGCCTTGAACTTAGCGTTCTCGGTATCGAAGTCGTTATCCATTTCGAACTGGTCACCACGACGTTCGAAGTACTTGAGACCATCCTTAACCGAAGTCAGAATGAACCAAGCATCTGGATCAGTGAAGTAGTGATTGATAATCACATTACTAAACAGACCCATATCCTTCAGAACGTTCGGATCATTCAGGTCAGTACCAACACGACCATCAGCACCAAGGATACGTTTCGCTTCGAATTGCAGTTGATACGGAATAACCAGCTTCTCAGGACGTGCTGCGATCAGGAGACCACGATCATCCCGGAAACCAGCGATATCAATAACAGCTTGCTCAAGAGCAGCTTCACTCAGATCCGAGTCCGTAGCAATACGGTTCGAGAACGTGCCACCAGCAACGTTCGGGTGATCAGTCGCAATAAGCGTCTTACCATCACCACCAAGTTTACCAGAGCCGGAGAAGGCATTGTTATAAACACCAGCACCGACAATTTCTTTCGTTTGACGCATCGAACGAGCAAGAGCCTTAGCCTTTTGAGCGCCGACCTTACCATACTGATCATCCTCGTAGATTTCACGAGTGATGATAAAGCCTAATGCGTACACAACATGGTTGTAACGCGACGTAAAGCCTTGACGCTCGGCATCGTAGGTGATACCAGCACCTTCGTTCTTAACCGAAGCAAGACCGAAAGAACTCAGACCCAGATCCTCTTCATACGCACGATCAGACGAATTCTTTTCAAACAACTTATCCCATTCTACAGGATAATCATTGTACTCTTTGCCATAGATCGAGTTGAGACCCGGCCACAGGAGTTTTGCAAAACTCGAACTAGTAATAATACCAGACATGTTCTATTCCTTTCTTAATTAAACGCCAGCAGTACCAGTACCACCGTTATACTGATGGTTATTAACTTTAACCAGAACTTTGGTATAGTTACCAGTAGGTTCATTATCCGGGCGTTGAACAACACCGAGAATCTTGAACGGAAGAGTAGCAGTCGTACCCATGCCCGTAGAACCACAATCAAGCTGATAAGCCGACGTACCAGTAACAATAGAACCTGCACTAGCGATAACGTTAGCATTCAAGCCAACGGAAGAGACAGCAAAGTTCGAACCAGTCGTGACAGTCGAGTTACCAGTTTCAACTTCATAAACAATATCTTGTGCATCAGCAACGAGAACATACTGAGCCGTAGAAGCCGGACGATACACCGGAGTATCAAGAGCGATACTACCAGCAGACATCGATCCACCAACAGGATCTAGTTTCGTATTAATAACACCAACCACAACACCAATAGCAGCTTCACCAACCGTAGTCGTACCGGCTGTGTGAGCCGTTACATATTTAATGCCCTTAGCGTTCGCATAGTTAAAAATCTTAACCGTATCACCAACGAAGAGAGCCGTACCATCCGAAGCAGCTGTGGCGTAGATATTAGCTTGACCATTATAGGGAGAGCCATTGAGATGCTTTACGGGGATAAAACCCCGCACTTTAGACGTATTTGCCATTATATTCCTTTAATATTTGGCTCCCCAAGACATTTACTTAATATCAATTTTACCAAGTAATCCTTGAGAAGCATCAGGGTTTATCGCCCTTTCTTGTTCTGCATTCAAGTCACGTTTAGCTTTTTGGTCTTCGTCATACCATTCCTTAGGAATACGCATTAAATACTGAACCTGACCATTATCACTTATAACCGTTTTAGCAGAACCCAATTCAGTTCCATCCTTTGCACGTTTGTCGCCAACATTAATGCTTTCATCCGTTACCAGTTCCCACCCGGCTTGTTTGTAATTGTCAATACGGCTACCCGTATCATTTACAAAACGGTATTGAAAATTCGGATCTTTCTCTCCATTAATACTTTGCGGACCCCGTTGAAACAAAGGTTTGCGAGTTGCCCTCTGCGGACGATTTGTAGTAGGTTTCATTACTTAACCCCCTTCATAGCTTTTAATTGTGCAATATACGTATCTTTATCAACCAAACCCAAACGAAGGAATGTATTCATAGTTTTCCTTTCATCCTCAGTCATCTGGAATTCAGACTTAGGTTTCGTATTTGCATGTGTTCCATTGCCTTCTACGGCGCTAGGCTTGTTCCGATTAGGATTTTCAAACTTATCCTTGAATCGGGCCTTTACCTCTTGCGTAACATATTCTAATACATCAGTAGGATCAATACCAGGATTCTGTTGGGCATAACCCAGACCAATCGCATCGGCGTACTTTCTCATACTAGAGTCAGATTGATACCACTTATTCTCATCTACCCACGAAGTAAATCGCGGATCAGGTTGTTTCGGAGTATTAGCACTAATAACCTCACGAGCTTTTTGCTCTGCCTTTAAGTCAGTGAGAAGTTCAGTAGCTTCAATATAACTCTCCGCATCTCCAGTTTCTAAATGCTGTTTCTGTAATGCTTTAAGTTCTTTGACTGCGTTATTAAATTCTGTTTCTTTTACTTTTGAGTGATGCTCTTGTAGCATCTTGAGGGCTTTGCGAGTCTCTTTCAAATCCCTACCAAGCGTATCAATTTTGCCATAGAGTTCGCCACGTTCAACGAACTCCTTTGCATCCCTCCACTTTTCAGGTTCCCCTTCCCATTCCTCTTTAGGACGCCATCCTTGTTCCCGAGCCTTCACTTCATATTCTGAAGGTTGCGGAGTACTGGAAGGTTCTGAGGTAAGCTTCTGAGTATTATCTTCAACTACAGGATTGTCTACAATCTGGTTCTCATCCATCTTTATTCTCCTAAGATCACAAGAATATCATCATCATTGACGACTACATATTCTTGCTCGTCTGCATCTATAATTTCTTTGCCACTATATCGGGCAATAACAACACGTTGTCCAACTTTAATAGTATCTTCATTACCATCAAAAGCTTTAAAGGCTGTATTACCAATCGCTACAACAGTACCGATTTCTATAGCCTTACGTTCTTTATTAGTCACTTCTTTAGGAAGAACAATACCACTAGACGTCACTTCTTCAACAGGATCGAGTTTTAAAATAACTCGGTGTAGGATAGGAGTAATCATACTTCTACTGTACCCTCATCAAACTGCACTTGCAGCATTTCCGTATATGCCCGGATCAGGCCACGATAGAAATTATCGTCATTACCATTAATCCCGGCGGAATTACCAAGAATATCCTTGGCATCTGCAATGCGTTCTTGACACGCTGCGAAGAATGCCTGAGTCACCGGATCTACTTTCCAGTTATAAAAATCTGATGCAGAAATCAATTATTTTTTCTCCTTAGAAGAACTCTTTTGTTTTGCTTGTTGTTCCGCATGTTGCATCTTTTGCTTTGCTTGTGCGGCTTGTGTTACCAGATTAAGACGCGCTTGTTGTGCGCCACTTTCTAGTTGTTGCTTGGTTTGTAACTGTTTAGCAATTAAATCTGCTTGTGCGGACTTAGCCTTCAGGATAGCTTCTAATTGCTTAGCCTGGAGATCTTGTTCAGTTGCCCTTTGCTTCATAGCCATCTCTTGTTCTTTAGAAGCCCGTTCAATCTCTAATTTAGCTTGAGACATCTGCATATCTCGTTGTGCTTTTTGCTGATCTAACTGAGCTTTCATTTGCATAGCTTCTTGTTTAGGATCAGACTTAGGTTGTGGCTGTTTAACGCCTTGCTGCCAACCCGGAATCTCGTGTGCTTCCATATAAAGCTGTGTAGCCCACATAGGATCAACTGTACCTAACTGTAGGATCTGCATAACAGCTTGTACCTTAGCTTGTTTCTCTTGTGTAGATACAGCCGTAGGATCTGCACCCGGAATAATATCATCTTCTGGACCGGCATAATCAGATTGCTGAATATCCTTGTCAATAACTGCAATATATTCATTAGGATTCAGATACATCCTGTTAAGTTTATATAATTTACGGAACTCTTTAGTAAGAGAACGATAAACTCGCTTATAAACTGCAGTAAATACCTTCATACCTTGTTCGATAGTCGCCATCGTAGTCGTTGCAGGTGTATTCTGCCCCGGCATCTTTCCAACAAAGATTTCTGCGACGGAGGCCAGTTCTTTACCAGACTTCAAAAGAAGATCTAGCAAATTAAACAGGACTTGTGAAGGATCTCGTGTGGGTAATGGGAAGATTTGCTTCTTGATATCATCACCAGTGGCATTTACTACCTTCCACTCACCCGGTTGGAACCGAGATTCTCCCATCTTCATTCGTAATCCCTTACCAATGAAACCAGTTTGTAAGTTACTTAAAGAACCTGCATCCACCAATTGATTAATAATTGTATTTGCTGAATCATTAAGAGGACCGAGAAGCCTACCAAAACCAATATCGTAAAAACCACCATCAGGATTGGGAATGAAACTATATTTTGTAAAATATTCTATAGGTTCGATTGCAATGATCTTCTCTTTTTCATCAATGATCACTGTATCCTTATCGTATCGAGGGTAAATTCGAACTACTTTCTTAGAATTTGATTCTACTGTAACGATATATGGTTCAGAATAACCATCACCATCCAGATCTAAGAATGTATGTTGTTCCAAAAAGAGGTATGGAGAGGTTTCATCTATCTCAGCGTCCCGTTGGAAAGCTTTATTAACTAGATTATCCTCATATATAGTAATTGCTTCTGGATCTTCTAGATCAACATCTAAGAATATACCACGATTAATACGTTCTTGGACCAATCTCTTAGAGAGGTAGAATACTTCCGAGATTCTTTCTGCTTCTTCTAGGCTTCTAGCAGCATTATTCACTACAAGATACTTAGGAAGAACTAGCTTAGAACAATTTCGTTCTTTTGATTTATCCCAGTAAGTCTTTTTAAAGCATGTACCAGAGATAGGTAATGCTAAAAGCAGTCGATCCATATCTTCTTCCCAGTCTTCCATTTCATCTAAGACCTGGTAAGACATGTGCATCGATATATTCTCTGCCCGTTGTGTTTTTGTGCCATCAGGATCACTACCAATAACGCGACACTTCACTACTTTACCATTCGATGGAACCAACGTAGGGTAGGCCCGAGCCGCAAACTGCATGGCAGCCGTAGCAAGTAAGGGGTATTTGATATTAGCGGCACCCGGCCAAGGGAAAGTCTTCTGCTCACTAATCTGCAAAGCTAACTTAGTCCAATTAGTAAGATCTTTTTCCCATTCTTTACGAGAATCTAGGTCGGATTCAAAACCTTCAACAACATCATTACCGATTTCTATTAGTTGGTCTTCTTCTAGAACCTCAGCAATGTTGTCCATGTCGATCAGCTTGCTTACTTTATGTTTCTTATAATCAGCTTTTTCTCTTATATGCATATCTAGTATCCACAGATTTCGGATCTACCTTGGAGGTTAAGACCACTATTTTCTAATTCCTGTTCATAGTCCTCATCTTCCTGCTCCTCTTTAGTAGGAGCTTCAATGAGTTTATCAATCATTAATCCAAGATAGGCTATCGAGTCTACTTGGTCATCATGCTTATCTCTAGGGAAGCGCATGAGTTCATCTTCAAGTGTTTGGTACCAATCCGCCGTCTTATCGAACTTAACAGCACCAGCACGCATACGAGCTTGTATAGACCTAGCTCGTGTTTGTTTGTCTGCTCTGTGTGGTTTAAGTGGGATTATATTAACAAATGTATTCTGTTCGATCATAGCCCGATTGAGGAACGGGCCTAGTGATTTTGTAATTTGAGTATCCTCAATACCGAATGCCAATGGGTCATAGAGTCGCTGTAAAGCCAGCATTGTATCTACGATTTCTAGGCCATCCATACGTTCCCGAATTACATTTCGAATCTGTAGAATACCATCTTCATCCATCCCACCGACGATTAGAACTGTATAGTCTGCTCGTTCTTTTTCAGAAATGGCGAAGTCACCTGCAATGTAATAATTTATTTTCTTTTTCTTATCTTCTTCTCTAAGAGTGAGAAAGTCATGCTTCTTAAAGAAGGTATTAGACTCATCGATGGGGATGTTCAGATACTCCTGAGAGTATACATCTGCCAATCCCCGTTCCATGTAGTCTTGTCGTATTAGACGGAACTCATTTGATGTTCGTCTTTCCGGCCAGAGTAGCTTAGTAAAATCAGAACTATGTGCTGCATACTTGACTGATTTCCATTGTGATGCTTTACGTGTAGTATATGTCTTTAGATCTTCGTGTACCGTGTATTTGTCATTCTCTCTAGGCATTAAGCCTTCAAGGAAAGAATCCATATGAAGAATAGTACCGACAATTCTAAAGATACCTTGTTGGGATCTGCATGGGAGTAATGCACCATAGACCCACCGTTTGAATTTCTCTCGGCGTTCTTTGTTCATTACAACCTCGTCATTCTCCGCGTCGTCCATTACTATCAAATCTGGTCTTGCACCAGACCAAAGCATGCCCCGAAGTTTTTGTTCGCTACCCTTGGCTATAATTCTAAACTTAGTTCCATCTGCAAAGCTAACTATAATATCTGTTGAACTATCTTTCTCAAAGACAACTTGATTTTGTTCGTTTACTTTCAAACCAAAGAGGTTAATTATATTTTCATTTTCTTGTAGTTCTTGTTTTATCTGCCCCAAGAACATTGCTGCTTGCGCCTCTGTATCAGACACCATTAATACAAAACGCCGATTTCGGAACAATACACAAGCTAAGACATAAGACAAACTTATGGAAGTTGATTTTGCGTGAGCCCTGGGCGCAGCGATGGCAACAAAAGGAGAATCTGAGGTACAGAGCTCCCACATCTCCCTGTGAAATTGGGGAATCTTAGATGCACCATCAAAGTTCTTTGCTAAGCAACTCCCAACAAAGCCCTCTATAATATCAGCCGATAGTTTCATTATATCTGTTTCCCTTTTTGATATTATATATCGCCGGGACAACAGCTAGATTATTCCATACATGCAGTCCACAGACTGTCTTACCATGTAAGGGAATTATATGATCAACATGCCATTTAATGTTAGTAGCTTTATATCTTAACTTGCATAAGGATCTCGCTTCTTGTGCGGCGAACTCTGTAAATTCCATATCCCATTTCGGAGTTGCATCCCGATTTCTACGCCTACGTTTGGCACAATGGTCTGCTTTCCATTCTGGATTTGCCTTTGCATAAGCAGCAGCTTTTTCAAAGACAGTTTGTTTATTTTTTAAATACCAGTTATTTTTTGCAGCTTTGTATTGCTGTTGATTCTGTTGTTTCCAGAGAACTTGCTTTGCATATGCACATGCCTTACAGACACCCTCATATCCAGATTTACAGTTCTTATTTTTAGGAAACTCTTCTAATGATTTCTCTTGTAAACAAATCCTACAAGTCCTCATTTCTTTTTGCGCTCTTTTTTAGAGGTTTCAGAGATCATTGCCCCTTTAGAATTTCTTGCGAAACTCCGATTGGCTTTAGGGGATTGAACAAACAGATTAGCAAGGCCAGTCGTACCGCCTTTACTAATTGCCTTCTTATGCCCAACATCCCCCGATAGTTTCTTCGGGGTTGTCCCGTTCTTTTTAGCTACCATAGCTCGGGCTTTGTTTCGAGATGCCCGGTCTTTCACTCGATTCTTTTTCTTCGTGTGTTCCCAGTTCAACTCTTTTTTGTAGTCGCGTTTCCCGTTGGTCATAAACGGCATAGTAATCACTCCATTGGTTGTTTGGACAGCGTTGGCAAGCCCGTGTACCAGACAAAGCGCAACAACAAATCATTTTAGATTCTCTAGCTTGTAGATAGTAGAGAGATAGAGTTCCGTGATATTATCAAGAAGATTA